ATTCCTCCATTGAGTTTCGTCTTTAGTTGCCAAATCTAAATTCATCCAAAATATCCATGTAAATTCTACGCTAGATATTGGGCCGTTAATTATATTTACAAGATCATTATCTCCGTCAAAAGTCCCACAATTACTATTAACCATTTGCAGGTTAATTGCAGCGGGTTTTGAGTAGGTAAGAGGTTGACCTAATACGTCGGTATTACCGTTAGCTAAACGAGGTACTCTAACGTCAATTACTTCTACTTTGAAATAATCTACTTTAATAGTTGTTGAGCTGGTAGACGTAGCAAAGCCCCAATTATGATTGCCCCCAGAATTAATAGTTGCTTCAAAAACAAAAGTTCCATTTCCGTCTATGTTTGCAAAAAAACCACTATTCCCGAAATTCTTAACCTGAAGTAATCCAGAAACATAATCAGAAGTTATTACAGTAACTATGACTTTTTTTCCAGCAGCAGAACCGTAGCCTTCAAAAGCGGCTGTGTTATTACTTGAGGTGCCATTAAAAACAAGCTTGCCGTCTTCAATAAAAACCCCTTCTATAAGAGTCCAGCCTATATCAGTAAAAAAGTCTTCTTCAAAAAGAGTAATGTAATCACTACCACCTTCTTGATTCCAATAGCTGCCATTATCACCATTGGTAATTCTATCATCTTCTACGCGGAAAGTAGAGATTGTAGCATTATTGATAGTACCGTGATAATTATTTGAAATACGGTTGTATACTGTATCAGTAAGTCCATCTTCAAATGAATACTCTATTACGGGTACGTCGTTTTCAATAAATCTAAAATAACCTAAGGTTGCTAATAGCTCTATTGCACTAGTATAGGAAACCCTACCGAGAGCTAAATTGCGAGTAGCTTTGTTGGAATCGTTGTAAGAAACAGTATTGCTGTAAACTTCTATTCCATTGAGAATTATAGTAGCTACTCCGGTAGAACAATTGTATGAAAATTCAATAAAATACCTTGTGTTTAATTCAAGTATTACACCCGTATTTACATTAGTTCCTGTAATTCTAAATTTTAATTCTAAACTATTAACTTCAGTTCCTATAAAAAACCCGGTACTTATCGAATTTCTAAAATCTACTATGTACTGATTTGTGCTAGATATACCACTAAATATTACCTCAGTCTCTATCTTAAAAGTGGTAGAAGACGATAAGGTAGGGGTATATCCTGAATATATTGATTCTACACCGGTAAACTTTAACCCTTGGCCTCTTATGGGTTCACGGGTCTTGTCTACTCCGGGGGTTTCATCAAGTACAAAATTGTCACTTGGTTTTTTTTGATGTAACCAAGCACCAATAAGATCACTTTTGTTTGGAACACCGGGTAATATTGAACTACCACTTGAACCAAATGCAAAAGGTGTCGGTAAAATAGATTTAAACATTACATAGGTGGTTTGGCCAAAAACATAATCTTACCACTAGCTAGTGTAGTACCTTGTCCTGCTTGTAGAGGTAGAATACTGTTAGTGGGTAGTTCAGTTATAATACTTGACCCAGTTGCAAGATTCCCCCCAGAGATAGACAAACCACTTACTTCTTCCAAAACGAAAGCGTAGTTGTAAGTTGTGTTTTCTGGCCAAGAACCACTATTAGTAGAATCAAGTACAAAAGGCTTAACCTCTCGGTTGATTCCCCAACTGGCATCAGCAATTAACCGTAAGATGTTCGCGATTGATGGTAACATTTTGCTGAGTTTTAATCTTTCAACCAAAGATAATTGTAAAAAACTCAAGGTCATTAATGTATTTATTACAAAAGATGTATTATTGCAGTATGAAAACAACTGATTCGACTCACGAAGACATATTTCAAGATTGGCTCGATGAAGCTATTGCAGCAAATATTGTTACTGTTCAAATCAAGCATCCGTTACCTCGTTATGAACTTTGCCCTCAAGTTAAAGTACCATACACTAAACACTTGATTACAAAACAGAAAGAGATCACAAGGGAGTTACTTAAACCTTGGACATATACGCCCGATTTCATTTTTTATTGGAACTCTAATTACTTAGGTAAATTATTTGTACCTTATAATAAGAGATCAAGTATTGATTCTAAGCACGCCTTCTTTTTAGCTAATAAGGATGTAACCGGTGCTTATTTCAGCATTGTTGATGTCAAAGCAAGTATCAATCGTTTTGGTAGGCGTGATTCAGATGTAATATTTCCATTGGCCCAAAAGCAACTGTACAATATCAAAAGACTTTACGTTCAAAAAACAGTTGTAATACCTTTGACAAAAGACGATCCATTTTCTACCTTGCTAGGTGCAACTTGGGTTCCTCAAAACTATAAATCAGAACTTTACTATAAGCGAGATTACAAACGTGATGGTGTTGTTTTAAAGCGCGAGGGTGATTGTAAAGTTCCTTGGGAAATTCGTTCAGTCATCAATTTTATTTGATTACATTTGCTGTAATGAAACCTCACATTGTCATAAACTCTAAAGACAAAGAAAGCCAAATCCGGTCTTTTCTGGATTTGACTAAGGGTTTAACACATTCTCTTACTAAGGCTGAGACAGATTTTGCTGTTGAATTGATAAAAAGGTGCCAAGTTGGAAAACCCCGACTCAATGATTACCTGACTTATGAGATGCGACGATCTATACAGGAACATCTTGGTATCACAGACATCTATTTTAATACAATGCTGTCTCGCCTTAGAGCTAAAAATTTCATAATTAAAAATGGTTCTATTCAAGAAATAAACATATTATATACAATAATCAATCAGCAAAGTGTTGATTTGTTAATTCGATTTGATGCAAAAAAAGATTAAACGAATAATTGAAGAAACATCTAGTAGTATGGGTATATCAATGACTCATGCTCGACTAATGTATGAAGCACCTTTTAGAAGAATACGAGATAAAATTCAACAACAACCTGAAATAACAATTGATTCAACAGAAGATGATTTTGATTATTTTGTTTTGAAACATTTTGGTACATTTAGACTTAGTTTGAAAAGACTCGAAAACTTAAAGCGTAACTTAATAACAAAGAGCGATGGCGAATCTAAAGAGTAAAACCCTTCAAAAAAGACTTCAAAAAGGTCAGGGTGCAAGTGACACTATTCGTAGTGTTGAAAGTCAATTAGAAAAAATGACCGTTCGTGAAAAGATGAACGATCAAATGCTTCATTTGGCGCAAATGAAATACAATTCAAGTTTAACAGACAAGTTTATTGTAAACTTGACTGGTCGTTGGATTGGTTTGGAAATTCGTGAACAAGATTATGAAATTCGTCAAGAAGCGAATGCCGATGTAACTCGTTTCAATACGGCAATTTTTAAAGTAGCTGCTGTTGGTGCTGAAGTTTTAAATAAAGACATTGTACCCGGTTGTTTTGTTTGGATGAACGAAATTGCTTTTGGTGGTGCTGCTAAATCTACACCATGGGGTGATAGACAAGGTTTCTTAGTTGTTGAAGAAAACTATGTGATCGGAGTTGTTGATGGTGACTACGATATCCTTCGTCAAGCAACACCCGAATACATTAAAAAATACAAAAAAGAATATCAAGCCAGAATTTTGGAACATCACAATAAACGTCGTGTTGATTTGGGCTTGGATTCATTTGCTGATTACGACAGTTTGATAGATTTCTTGGAAAATTCTGAAAACAAGAACCAAGTTGAAGCAGCCATGAAACAAGTTGATAAAAAAATCAACGATGAATAATGGTTTGTTACTTAGCTATCAGAAGGGTTTAAATTTCTGGGAACTTCATCCTTATTGGAGAAACATCAAAGAAATTGATCGGTTTTATCAAAAAGACCGAAGCCAAGAAGATGGTAAAACAACAAGGCACAAAAGCTCACGAATTATGTGGGCTTTATTGCTTATGTATGATATGGGTGTTGATAATTTTTATCGACATTTACCTGAAAAAAGGCGTAGAATTGTACTTGCCGAAGAAATAATTCAAGAACCTAAATTTAATTGGTCTGAGTACGAAGATATTGAAAAAATAATTAAAGAAAGAGCTACTACACCTGCTCAAAGACATTATATAACTTTAATGAAAAAATTAAATGAAAGAGATGAGTTTATTAACAATACACCTTATAGTTTAGATCAATATGTTGAAATAAACGGTAAAAACGTATTAGTTAAAGGTACTGCTGATCAATTAGAAAAAATGCTTTCTAGTAGTGATAAAATTTATCAAACTTTGGAAACTATTAATAAAAAACTTGAGTTACAAAAAGTAGCTAAGAAAAACGAAAAACTTAAATCCGCAACAGAAGAAGGTTTGATATGATTAATAATAGCGAGTTTTTAGTTAAAGAACATCCAAATTTAAATCCGATCACGGAAAAACGTGAGCGTATTGAATATTGGAAAGAACAAAAACGTCGCTGTATGGAAGGTTACTGGGTAGGTGGTAAATGGATGCCCGGAGAACTTTACACATTTGTAAATATTTGGAACATTAAATTAAATGATCTCAATCGTAAAAACGCAGGTAAAATTATATCAAGACCTTGGTTGCGTGATCTTGATTGGGAAAAATTTTATATTGCTAGTGAAGCGTTTGGATTTTCTGGTTTTGAAAAAGATTTAAAAAATACCTGTGATATAAGATATGATCCAAAACTTAAAAATTATCATTTAGCAACTAAGGCAATAACTGAAGAAGAAATTAAATCCAAAAAATACATCCCTGCTCGTGATTATTTAAGAATGAATCACGGTGTTAATTTAGGTAAACCTTTATACAAAAATCCTGCAAAAAATGTAATTGATATTGAGGCTCGCGGAGGTGGTAAATCTTATACCGCATCTAGTTTAATATTTCATAATTTTTATTTTGATGGTTCGCATGATTACGATGCTTATATGGAAGCGCGTAAAAAAGGTGAACCTATGACTTCTGAAACTTTGGTTGGTGCTATTCACGCAATGTATAGTACAGACTTGATTGATAAATTTAAAGATGGTGTTGAATTTTTACCGGGTGGTTATGAATACATGGGTGAAAATTATCCAAGCCCATTACTTGTACCAACAGCAGGTAGTTACGATCCCGGTAAAAAAGGCGCTGTTAATTTGTTGTCTAAAAGTAAACTACATCATAGAACATTTAATGAAAGTCCTTTTGCTGGTAATGGTACTCGACCTTCAAAAGCATTTATTGAAGAAATTGGTCTGTTCTTTAGATTAATTGAAACTTTGGGTGCTATGAAAGATACTACTTATAACGGTACTTTCAAATTTGGCACAATTTGGATGTTTGGTACAGGTGGTGCTATGAAGTCTGGTGCAACAGCAGCAGCTCAAAAGGTATTTTATAATCCAGAAGAATACGACTGTTTGTATTTTGAAGACATTTGGGAAAAACGTGGGCGTATTGGTTATTTCGTACCTGCTGACTTTGCAATCAACGATTTTAAAAAAGGACCAAACTTAATTACAGATTTTGAACTTGCTAACGTAGTTCTTTCAGCAGAAAACGAACGTCTTAAAAAAGGAAAAGATCAAAAGCCTTATAACGATAACTTACAAAACAGACCTAGAAAACCTTCGGATGCATTCTTGGTAACAGGTGACAATACGTTTCCTGTAAAAGACCTAGACCTAAATTTAATTAGGATGGCTGAAAATCCAAGAATACTTTCTTCAAACTGGACGGGTTTTGTTGTTTTTGATAAAAATCAACCAAATAATATACGATGGAAAAATACAACTGACAAACCTTTTAGAGAATGGCCTCCTGATGCAATAGAAGGCGAATACGGTTGTGTTGAAATTGTAGAACATCCTAAAAAAATGCGTCAAGGGATACCTTATCCTTTAAGGTATATTGCTGCAGTTGACCCTGTAGATGACGATGGTACGGAAGGGTCGTTGCAAAGCTGTTTGATTTTTGATTTGTATACAGAAAGAATTGTTGCAGAGTATACCGGTCGCACACCAATTGTAGAAGATTGGTATGAAAATACTCGATTACTACTTATTTATTATGATGCTTTGTGTTTGTATGAATCAAACAAAAAAGGGTTTTATGCTCACATGAGAACTAAAAACTCTTTGCATTTACTTGCAAAAATTCCCGGAGTCCTCTCGAACATGGATATTAGTAATTACGACCCAGAAGGTGAGAACAAACAATACGGAGTACCCGGTACAACAGCGATTAACTTTTTTGGAAGAAAGGTTTATGATAGCTGGTTGCGTAGACAAGCTAAAGGTCGTGAAGAAGGTGTAACAAATGCTATGGACATGAACCTGAGGGGTTTAGTTGTTGAAACTAAAAACTATTCTAAAGACGGTAACTATGATAGAGTGTCGGCTGCCGAAAAATTGTTTATTTTGTATGCCGAATATATGTACATCATGGGTGGTGAGGGAGCTGTTTGGGGCGATACGTCTAATTTGGAAATCAAAGAACAACGTAAAACCGAAGAACGAGATGATGTTTACGAAAGGTACTTAAAAAATTTACAGAAGAAAGGATATGTCAACCAGTCACAAACAACCGTCGCTTCGCTATACGGGTATACCCCGGCAAACGATTCCTTCGTCTAAGAAAACTTCTAAGAGTTGGATCGTTAACAACGTAGAAGCTGTTGATGGAGTAACCGGTCATTTGGCTTCTCGTATAAGAGCGCGGATTCAAAATAAAATCATCAATTTCAAACTTTGGGAAGGCGAGTTAGATGAAAATGATATTCTAAATTTAACTGACCCAGATAGAATTTTAGATGGTTCTGCAATCACTAGCTTACAACACCATCCTATTTTAATTAGCAAATTTAACGTATTAATAGGTGAAGAAGCTCAAAGAAGTTTTTTACCTACTGCTGTTTTGTCCAATCCAACGGCTATTTCTGAAAAAGAAGAAGCCATGGCCCAGCAATTAAATGCAAAAATTCTTCAAATATTAAACGACGAAAAAACAAGTGATGAACAAAAAAAGGCTTTGATGGATAAAGAACGTCGTCGATTAAAGACTTCGTTCCAAGATCAAAGAGAAATTCGCGCTAATAGAATTATTCGCTATTTGTATCAAAGATTACGATTGGTTAAAAAATTTAATGATGGTTTTAAGAATGCCTTATTATCTGCTGAAGAAATTTACGACACAGACCCAATAGGTCGTGAACCAAATTTAGAAGTTCTCAATCCGGTAAACGTTATTACCATGATGGATGGAGGTTCTAATAATATTGAAGATGCTGATGTAATTGTTGTTTACAACTACAGAAGTATTGGTCAAATTATAGATCGACATTATCATCGTTTAACAAAAAAACAAATTGAACACCTTGAATCAAATAATATTGGATACGATGCTTCAATTCGAGGTAGTGATTTTGTTGGCCCTAGAGAGCCTTATATTTTAGGAACCGCTTTAGAATCTGATGATCGAATGATGCACAGTACAATTAATTTGTACGAAGCCTTGGCCGGTCATTCTGGTAATCCGTTTGGACCAACTTTCGATTCAGCAGGTAATATTCGAGAATTGAAAGTTTGTATTCGTTCTCGTAAAAAAATGCTTAAAGTCATTTATCCAAATCCTACAACGGGTGAAGAAGAGTGTATTTATATGCCTGAGACGTACATTGTTGATGAATCAAAAGGTGAAAGCGCTAAAGAAGAATGGATTAATTGGTGGTGGACTTATTACAAGATAGGTGACAATATCTATTTTGGATTTCCAAACGAAGTTCAATACACACATCTGGGAAATCCAAGTTTGTCTTCTCCAGGGATCATTGGTTGCATTTACAATACGAACGGTGGTCGCGGTGTATCAATGATGGATCAAACCAAATCGTACCAATATATGTACAACTTGGTTTGGGATAGATTACGCGATGCATTAAATAGCTGGTGGGGTCCAATTTTGGAGATGGATGATTCCAAAAAACCCGACAATTGGAGTTTTGAAAAATGGATGTTTTATGCTCGTAAAATGAAAGTTTTACGGGTTGATTCATTTAATACCAAATCAGAAGGTATCGGTAAGGGTAAGATGGCCGGTAATTACAATACAACAGGTAGAATGTTGTATTCTGATATTGGTAATTACATTCAACAATTGACCAATATTTTAAGTTTCATCGAATTACAAGTTGCTATTGTTACCGGTGTAACCAAACAACGAGAAGGTCAAGTAAAAGAGCGCGAAACTGCAAGTGGTGTTCAACAAAGCTTAATGCAGTCAACTAGTATTACCGAACCTTTGTTTTTGCAACATGAAGAGGTAAAACTTAGAGTTGTCACACATCTTGTAGAACAAACCAAGTTTCTGTGGAAAGATAAAAAATTCCAAGCCCAATATGTATTAGATAATGGGTCTTTAGAAATGTTTGATGTTGATGGTGATGAACACGCTGAGTGTAATTATGACATTCACATTACTAATGGTATAGCCGCTAAAAAGCTTGATAATGTTATTGAACAACTAGGTCACGCATCGTTGCAAAACGAAAAAGCAAATTTGGCTACTATTATTGATTTGTTTGCTTCTGCAAGTATTGCTGAAAAACGCGCTGTTCTTTTGGCTCACGAAGACGAGATGGCTGAACAAGTGCAAGCTAATCACGAAAGAGCTAAAGAACTTCAGCAAATGCAAATTGATGCTGAAAAAGAGAAACGTCTTGAACAAAGAATTGATTCTCGTTGGGAAACCATGTACAAAGGTTCTGTTGACATAGAAAAAGCTTTAATACAAGCTGAAAGTTTCGGTAATGTCGAAAATGATAGAGACATTGATGCTTTGGTTGCAAAACGAAACAAGTTAATGGAAGATATGAAAGACATGGATGAAAAGTTAAGAAACGCCAATCGAGAGCTTGAAAGAAAAAAATCTCAAACTAAAAGCAAATAATCATGGCAAACCGTATTCAAGAAAAACTCAAACGAGTTCGTGAATGGCGTAAACAGATTCATTCCAATCCTTTACAGAATATACCGCAAGATTTTGTGAATGATATTCAGATTTCTAAAGCAGGTCAATCTGAGAAAAAACTGTAAAGGATTTTAACCAACGTCTATCGAATACACCTCGCAATTAGCGGGGTTTATTTTTGTTATGACGATAAATAGACTCACAATGAACAAACCAAATTTTGACATGAATACCGACATTCAAATAAACCTCGAAGAAGTTCTCGGCGTAGCTGCTGAGAATAACGAGGGTAATATGGATGTCGATAACACCAATTCGGCAGGTAACGTTGATAATTTCAATGATTCTAAAATAAACAATCTGTTTGAATCAGAAGAAAAGATTGAGTTACCCGAAGATTTTCAATCTGTATTAGGACAAGACAATTCTGGACAAAGTGAGTCGGGGGTTTCCGGGCAAAACGTTGACGATACTAAACTTTTTGAAGTCGTCGCTCAAGAATACGTCAGCGCCGGAACCCTTAGTCCAGACGATGTGGCAGATGTAATCAAGGACGTTAAAACATTGGGTGATTTTATTACCAAGGTTGAAGAAAAACGCAAAGATTCAAAATTAGCGAATCTGAGTGAAGATCAACATAAATATCTTGAAGCTGTTGAATCAGGATACGATCCACAACTTTTCTTGCAAGAAAAAGATTTACGAGATCGTTACAAATCAATTACTGATGCTCAGTTAGAAAAAACTGATACATCATTAGATCGTCCTCGTAAAGCTTTAGTTGCCGAGCATCTTATTTTGGTAAAGAATATGTCAAAAGAAGATGCTTTAGAACTCGTAGAAACTTACAATCAAGAAAAACTTATCGAGAAATCAAAAGAAGCTCGTACAAGTTTAGCCGGTTTTTACGAGCAAAAATGGCAAGCATCTGTCGAAAAAAATCAAGAAGCGCTTTCTCAAAAAGAACAACAAGAACTCGAAAAAGTCAATAAAGTAATTGAAGCTATCAATACACAAGAAAAAGTGTTTGGTAATTCAATTAATGACACTATTCGAACCAAAATGCAAGAGTTTGCTACCAAGAATTACGGTACTAAACAGGAACCGATAAACTTCTTGCAAAAAGCTTTGAAGGATGATTTTGTAGGTACTACTACTAAATTGTCATATCTCTTGGCTATGACCAACGGTTTGCAAAACATGAATGCTTTGGTCAGTAAATCTGCAACCAAGGCTACAGATGCAATCAGTCAATTGATTCAAGGCAACAATAGAAAACGTGCAACTGGTGGAATTGACACAACACCAAACAATAATTCTGGAAGTGGTTATTACAAAAACTTGCTTCCAGATATTGAAGCTGCATTAAACGAATTTTAATGAAAACTAACACGAAAATTAACCAAAACCAAAACTACTTACCATGAACGTAAGTCCATTTCAAGTAGTAGATGCCAAAGGAATGGCCGGACTTGTCCGAGATACGCATTTCCACGCACTCTACGAAACAACCCCTCAATTCGCCGGTAAGGTGATGAATAAAATGTTGTCAAACACATACGGCAACAATATTGAGGCTTATCTGGATAAATTACCATCGGAAACTTTTGAGTACGATGATGATTATTTCTGGAAGCTTCAAGGCGATCACAATCGCAACATTCCTCTGATTAGTGCTAGTTGGAAAGGCTCTGCCGTTACAGCTAATACTGCAGGTGTTGGTGCAAATCGCGGTCAGTTTCAATTGGTGTTTCCCGAAAAATGGTTTGATGAAGGTCATATCATTGTCGGTGAGAAAAACGAAATCTACCCTATTTATGTAGAGGCTATTGAAAAAACCGGTCAAGAAGAATGGACTTATCATTGCGTTAGCGCATTGGCCAGCCCAGACGGTATTCCCGGTGAAGAACTGGTTAGTGGTAAACTCTTTAGTATTGAGTTTTCTCCTGTAGAAAGCACCATGTCTATTCGCGGTACTGGAATTCGTCGTACAACTCCTATCGAGTTCCGCAACGGATTTACAACTGTTCGTAAAGAAAACACCATCCCCGGTAATATGAAGTCTCGTAAACTGGCGACTGGTTTTCCTAATCCGAACGGTGGTAAACCGATTGTATCGTGGATTGAATACGAAGATTTCATTCTTGAGTACGAGTTCATGGAAGAAAAGGTTCGTGGTATGTATTACGGTCGTACAAACCGTGATGCTCAAGGACGTTCTTATATGCTCGGCCCCTCACAAAATGAGATCAAGATTGGAGCAGGTCTTCGTGAAATGATGGAGATGGCGAATACTTTCTACTATTCTACATTCTCACTCAAAACCTTGGAAGATGCTTTGCTTACTCTTTGTGAAGGTAAGTTAGGTCGTGACCAGCGAGTATTTATGATTCGTACTGGTGAACGTGGTGCAAAACAATTCAGCGAACAAGCTCGTGCAGAAGCAACGGCTTGGACACCAATCTTTGACCAGACTTCTATTCGCAAGGTTGCAAGTAACTTGCACAGCCAAGCTCGTACCGGTGGTTTCCAATTTACCGAATGGGAGTTCTCAAACAGCATCCGCGTAATTATTGAGGTCGATTCTTCTTACAGCGATCAGGTTCGTAACAAGATACCTCACCCAGATGGCGGTAAAGCTGAATCTTATCGTTACGACATTTTTGATATTGGAACCGTACAAGGTTTGCCCAATATGCAAAAAGCGTATGTGAAAGGTTCTGAGTACATCCGTGGTATCGAAGAAGGTTTGCGTTCTCCGTTCTCTGCTGATTCTGGCACGAACTACAACAAAATGGCAAATCGTAAAGATGCTTGGACACTTACGTTATTCTCTCAGTTCGGTGTAATCTTGCGCGATGCAGAACACACCATGAGTTTGATTCCAAACGTATTGGCGGCCTAAAACTTTTAAACTTTTTGTCGTACTATTGTAATTCAAACTCACAATAGTACAGCGATGACAAATCAAGTCAAAAAAGTAACCCAGAAGTCGGATGTCTCTGTTGCAGAGGCTCCGACTTTTTCTTTGCCTAATCGTGCCATAAAAGTTGTTTTGATTAAGCGAGAAAACAAGTTCATTTCTGAACAAAAAACCAAGATCAATCCGTTTAAAAACGGACTAGGCGACAACTCCACAATCGGATATGAACTTCCATTGAGGTCTACTGGAGGGTTTATTAGCCCGTTCACTTCTATCGAAGAACAGCACTTTATTGAAACTGCTTTAGGTTATCCTAAAGGAGCGATGTCTGTTGATAAACGAGAAAACAACTTTTGGAGAAATTATCGTTTGCGTCTAGGTAAGCTAGATCAACGTTGGGATTTATCTGACCCAGAGGACTATTTGAAATACATTGTTTCTTTGACAATGCGTGATTTGATTTGTCCTGAAGATGGCAATCCCAGAGATCGTAGTGGAACTTATCGTTATCAATTGATTGACGAATCCAAAGAAGAAAATCGCGCAATTGAGAGTATCACATTTACTCAAGAAGCCTACATGGAATTTGGTAAGATCAAAGACAATGCTCAATTGTTGCGTTATGTTCTTATCGAAAAAGAAGGCGGCTCTCGATTACCGGTAGGTCAAAGTAGTATTACTTGGCTTGTTACTCAAGTAAACGAGTTTATTCAAGATGACTCTCGTTCTTTCTTGAACATTGTCAAAAAGAAAAATTTAGAACTTCGTGCTTGGTTACATGAAGCCGTTAAAGTAAATGTGCTAGATCGTATAAGTGGCCTGTTCTATACCAAAGACGGAAAGCCTTTAGCCCTCAAGGATCGCAAAGCAGATATGGATGGTGCAATTGAGTTCTTGCTGGAAGACGACAACCAAGAACTTTATTTGACTCTTCAAGAACAAGTTCAAAAATCCAAAGAATAAACGCTGATGACTGCTTTAGAGTTTGATGACGAATTTCGTTTAAACTACCAATATGCCGGGGGTAATAGCGCCCCCGGTTTTAATGCTTACGCTCGAAGTTTATTCTTAACCAGAGCGCAAGAAGAGTTGGTTAAAGATGCATTCGATCCTACTTCAAATAACAAGAACAAAGGTTTTGAACAAAACGAAACTCGTAGACGACAACTCTCTAATTTAGTCAAGCAGTTTATTTTTTATCCAAGTATTGCAGTACCATATGACTTGAATTTAAACATTGACAACAACTCTTTGCTTTATACTGCAGCCTCTGAGTTGAACGTACTTAGAATAATTCACGAGCATATTGTTGTAGACCCAACCATTTGCAAAAAAAATACTTTACCAGTAGTTCCAATTACTCACGACGAGTACAATGATCTGAAAAACAATCCATTTCGAAGACCCGGTATTGAAAGAGCATGGCGAATTGACCAAGGAACAATTGACGATTCAAATAATTATTTGGAAATTGTTGCAGATATACCGTATATTCGCTACGTCTTACGATACGTCCGTCGTCCTAGACCTATCATAGTTGCTGATTTGACTTCAATTAGTAACGCTTCGTACTCTATCGAGGGTCAAACGACGGTTCAAACTTCGGAAATAAACGAAGCTTTTCATCCTGAAATTGTTACTCGTGCAGTTACGAATGCGTTAGAATCAGTAGGTGATCCTAGGCTACAGATGCATTTGTTAAAAGACCAACGAATTGAGTAACAACTAAACCCAAATAACCATGTCTTACTTAGAAGGCCCAGTTTCACGCCACGTCCTAGTGGCCGCAGAGTATAACCAAAATACTTCTGCAGTCGATTTTAACACCGAAATGACTGTTGGTCAAGTCGGTATTTTTAACGTTGATGGTAGCGGATTCGATGCCAGCGACGGAGCAACTGCTGCTAACTCTAAAGGTCGCGGCATTATGGTTCGTCTTTCAACGGATAACGAAGAACCCGGTTCTACAGCAACTTTGGATATTCTTTCAAATCCATTGTTTGCTCGCGATTTGGCAGGTATTGCAGTAAAATCGTTTGAATATCCCAAGCGTCACATTGTAAAGCTTGATATGAGTGCTGTAACATTTGTTGCAGGTGAGCAAGCTTTTCTGAATGTTCGTTTTAAGAACGTAGGTGCTTTGTCTGACAACCGTTTCTTGGACGTTTTTGCTGACCATTTGATTGCATCAGGTGGAACTGGTGCTGCTGTTGTAGGTGCAGCTCTTGCTGCAAATTGGTCAAAGAACTTTGCTAAAAACAAAGTACAAGGTGCCAAGGTTTACATGGGTGCAGCTTTGACTACTTTCACAAGTAAAATCAATTCTGCTTCTCACTTTGCTGTAACAACCGGTAGCAATACTGTTACTCAGTATAACGCTCTTACTGGCGGTGCTACTGTAAACACAACTGCAGGTGCTTTGAGCATTTTGGTTCTTATTGGCGGAGTACCTTATTTAATGACTACTGCCGGTGGTGTTGCTACATGGACACTTGATCGTCCTTATGAAGGAACTGATTCTGCTCGTTTAGCTGCTGCTGCGTTTACTACTTCTGGAGCAACTAATATGTATGTCATTGCTGATATGCAAAATAGCGTGGATTTCAACAATCCTTTGCGCCCCATTGTTTTTGAAGCATCTCTTCGTGCTGATACAAAAGGTCTTTCAGGTCTTGTTGTAAGCACTTTGCAAGCTGGTACTCGTGGTAACGGATATGGTCCTCAAGTAGCACTTGTTGAAGAATTCGCTCTTGCTCAATGGAGTTCTTTGCAATGGAACGAAATTCGCCGTATGCGTACTCGTCGTTTGGAAACCGTTTCCACTAAACAATACGACACCTTGATTGTTACCATGCGTGTAAATACTGAAAAGTATCCCGGTTCTGTTGTAAACAGCGACTACGGTGTTGAAATCTACATTCCTCGCGATGCGGGTTCCAACAAAACTGCTGCAGATATGTTTACTGATCTCCAAGGTTACATCAAAGCCCAAACCATTAAGCTTTAAGGTAAACCTAATCTAAAGCAACGACCCCCTTTTGTCTTAGACATGAGGGGGTTTTTTATATCTTTGAGCAACACAATCGAAAGACTATGGCCTCGCTTTACCTTGAATTCGAAAAGGATTTTTCACAACTGCACGTTATTTCTGATATTGATTTCTCTAAAGATGGCCCTTTAGAAATTTATCACAATAATGTGTTGGTTTATTCGGTGACGATTCCATCAACAAATTACTTACGAACAACATTTGGTAGTCGTTTTGTTTATACAATAATTCCAATAGACATTGATCTGCAAACTTTTGCTGATGGTATTTGGCACGTTTATTTAGCAGGTTTCTCTAAATCAGTTGGTGCTGTAAAGTTTGAATGCCTGTATTGTGGTCTTTCAAAAATGTTAGACGATAAGTGCACAATTAACGATGAAAATATTGTTTGTAAAATAAAAGCATATTTAATTGTAAGTGAGGCTTCTGTTAGAGCTAGAAACTTTATTAAAGCCAAACGAATGTATGATATAGCAAAAATGTATTTGGACCCTTATAACTGTAATTGCTCGTGAGTACAACCATCAACTTAGACAAATCCAAAGAACTTAATATTCTGTGTACTAAAGGGTACACTTTTGGTCCTTTGTTGCTACAAATGTCAGTAACAAATAGCGATCCAAAAGAGTATTATGATATTACACAATGGTCTTTTGAAATGAAAGCTAAAGTGAGTAGTTTTCAATTAGAAGCTAATTTTCAATTTACTGATTTAATTAAAGGTGAAAATGGTCAATTGCTTATTACAAAAAGCGCTTCAGAGATGAATTTAATTCAAGCGATGACATACCTCTATGAATTACGAGCAACTTTACCAAACGGTGAAAGCTATCGTATTATCAATGGTAAGATAATTGTTAAAGACGCAGTAAATGACTGAGTTGTATACACCCGGACAATTATTGGACGCTCACATAGATGTAATCATTCCAGACCCGGGTCAAATTGTTTTTGAAACCAATTTTGAAAATCCAATAACAAGCGGGTTAGAATTTCAGGTTTTGACTGGTTTAGGTAATACTGCTTTAGATTTTCTAAAATTTCAAAACGCTATATTTACAGCTAGTTTACAAAACAAAATAGTATATATCCCTTCAAACGAACATTTAAAATTAATCGACTTTCCCATATTTCCAGATAACGCTAAGTTAATCAATGATGGTATTTATGAAAATGTAACTATTAATGAAAATTATGCATTTCAAAGTTGTTTATTTGGATTAGGTAGAATTACTCAAAGTGATTTTTGGCCCGATCCTAATACAATTGGAACCGTTGGTTCTGTTTTTGATTATGGTGATCCTGAAGTTGTAAATAATCGAATTATATTATCTAGTGTTACAAATATAGGGTGGATTACTTCATATGCTAGTAAAACAGGTATAAAAGAAACCAGAGTGTTTGTAAACAATGGTGAAGGTAATCCTGCAGCTAGTGTTGCTTATTTGTCAGCTATTGGTAATAATGGTAGTGATTATTATATTGACTTAGAAGATGAAAATGGTGATCCTATAGCGGCTACTGTTGTAACAAATGACACTATTGACTTAATGGATACCATTCTAGTCAATACAGGTTTCTTAAATCAACAAGGTGTAAACGTATTTAAGTTAAATCCTACTCGTAGAGGTAATCGAGTTGTTTTAACTACACCATCAGAGTCTTCTAATTTTGAAGTAGGTGAAAAAGTGTTTTTAAAAACAGCAGGTCACTATATTGCTAGATACCCAACAGATCGTGCTTTTACACCATATTACTCTCATGTAGATATAATTGAAAGTATTACAGAAGGCGTTATTACTTTAAAAATTGGTGTACATGATTTAGGTGATAAATTAACTGATCTTGAATTGTGTAAATTTGAAAATCTTAGAAAGAATTTAACAACACATCCTAGCGGTGGTATTAGCGCTCACGCTGTTAAAAATGTGTACATAGGTGGTAATGGTAAATTTATTCAGCATACAAATAAATCAATAATTGCTTTTGCAGGCGGTTGTATGATTGATTGTACAATAGACATTAATGAAGTATACGGTGGTGGTTTCACAACAAATAGTTTTTGCAGAAGTACAGCTAAAATAAAGAAACTTTCTAGTTTTAGTACAATCGTTTCTTTAGCATTGGGTAGTTGTGATTTTAATGTAGAAATAGAAACACCTCGTTTGATAAAAAATAATAGTGATGCTAGTAGTAAAACTTCCAGAAGTATTATATTTCCTCACGAGAATATAGTAAACGGTGTAATTAAAACCGGTGTAATAACAACTAGCTATGATTATGCTTTAGCTATAAATATTTTAGAGTTAGATTGTTTGCGTGTAACAATTGATTATGCTTTTGAAATAAACAAAAATGAACAAGTAGAAACACCTAGTTTTGGTAATTGCATTCAATTGAGAAGTCAAGACCCTCAGTTGTTAGGTAACGCCAGAGGTTATCAAGGAAATAATATCATTAACCAAAGATCAAGTAGTTCACCTTATTTTGCTCAGTTATTAGGTATAGATGATGCTATAAATAATTATGAAGAGTTACCAAACATTTACAACATTGTATATACAGGTGCTTTTGGAGAAGGTGTAATCATAGGTGATTATAGAAACAACCATAATATTTTTTTAAACGTTAAACGATTAATTAGAAAATTAACTGTTTCTAATTTACAAAGTACATATACTCTTGAAAATGGTTATAAAACACTTGTAACTTTTAGTGAAGGCGATACAAAACAATTTTCAGATGGTCAGTTTGTTTCTTTTAAAGATGTTCAAGGAACAGGTTGGTCTGATTTAAACTCAGGAACAAAACAAATAACTCGTATTGTCAACGATACTCAAATTGAAATAAACGTCGATAGTCATACTTATTTTACATATTCACCAGCAGGAACACCGATTATGTTAGGTGCTGAAGGTATATCTTATTATAACGATTCTGTTTTTAGCTACAATAATAAAACAGAAGGTTACATTGATAATAAAGTTGATACAGCAATGACAGGTCTTCTTATTACAAACAGAGGTAATAATGTTGTAAATATTGAAGATGCTAAAAACAGAGTTTTAAAATCAAAAGTTAAAAGAGCTAATTTAGCTAATAGCAATAATCTCAATAACAGTGGTAATTATATTGAAAGACCTAATTCTGGTTATATTGCTACTACTTCTGGTAAAGTATTTGTTGTAGGTGTTACTCCGGGAGGAGATGATATTTTAGAATATCCTAGTTTACAAACAACTAAGTTTTTTTTACCTGTAAGATTAACTTCCAGTAGTTGTTTACTTTCTTCAAACGGCCAAAACATTTTAAAAATTGGCGATACTTTCAAAAAAGTAATAACTGGTAAAATCTACGGATCGTATAGTGGTGTAAAAACTATAATGGATACTTACAGATGGTTTGATACTGCAAACGGTCAAGTAAACATGGTTTTTGCAACAGAGATAACAGGTGGTCAATTTTTTACAATAACATCATATCTTCAATTCACATCGGGAACTCATGTAAAAACATGGTCTATTTTTGATGATGGTGTTTTAATTCAAAGACAAGATCATTCAAAAATAATAGGTGTTCCACAAGCAACTTTTAATAATCATTTAGTTGCGTATTTTGATGCTTCATTTGCACCTGATTTACCATTGGGTAATTCTTGGCAAAATTACGATGATGTCATAGCTTACGAAGCTTTATTTCAAGGAGAAGCTTTTAACAATAACACTTACGATAGAATTGTTATTGAAAGTGTTGAAGTTTTTTACGAACGTAACTATTAAGCCATGCTAATAGATGTATCAGACCAAAGTGTAAATTTTGATTTAGAAGTTTTTATAAACGTCAATACATCTTCAGATAACTCTGGTGAAAACAATACTTCATCGGCTTTTTCTACAGACGTTAGTTTGTTAGAAAGCAGGTTTGGTTTTATAAATAATCCTTCTGCAGATAACTACGTTGCTTTACAAGCTTGTGCGGATTATTGCATAGCTAATAATAAAAGAATGGTTGTACCTTATTTAGGTTATACAATCTATATATCAAAACCAATAGCGCCAGATAGAAAAAAAGGTATAAATATATTTTTAGATAATCCTGTTATAAACATAAATCCTGCTATAGGAATGTCAACCGTTTTTGGTTGTGTTTTTTGGGCCGGGCATATTACGCATCCAATGCAATCGCAAATAGAGGGGCTAAACAATGGCCAGTATCTCCATAGAATAGCAAGTGGTATTACAATAGGTGACAAAGAAGTTGTGGTAGATGCAACACTATACAACGCCGTTGAAGCTGGTGAAATTGTATTAGTTCGCTCAGATTTATTGTGCGTTGACAGGACTGGAGAAGCAATACCTACTGCTGGAGATAGAAGATATGGGGTATACGACTACTCTGTTCTTAATAAAATTGTGGAAAAGAAGCTATCAAGAACAGATGAGTACATTCTTGTTTTTGAGCATCCGTTTGAGGAAACTGTGTACGAACCAAGAATAGTTCGCTTTCCCGTTGGTGACGATACCATTTACATTGATTCGAATTTAGATGACCCTAGGCTATACGTTGGTCCTTGTGAGAACTTTATATTAAAAATGTCTGATAGAGGTAGTGTTGGTACATCCGGTAATCAAGGTTTTATTCAAGCTACTTGTTTGTATAATTTTGAGTTTGAAAATATAACAGTTAGTAATGCTGTAGGAGCATTTATATGTAATTCACTATGTTACGGTACTATAAATACTCTCAAAGGAAATATTAAAGGTCCTGTTTTAGCAATAGCATTTAATTCTACCAATGTAGAATGTAAAAATATACAACCTACGGTAAACGGTCCTGCAGATTCAGCAAATCAACTTGTAAAATTAACAATTGTTGATAATACTAATATTATACCAACAACTACAGCATTATCATTATTTAATCAATTACAAGGAGCTATTGATAATTTTGGTCAATTAGATTATGATTATGATGCTGTATGGTATGCTACAAATAATAGAAAAAATGCAATATTATATAATAAAAATACAAATTCTTGGATATTTTACCAATCAATTTCTGAAATGTGGAGTGTTAATACAAAACCTGTTTTTTTAAATAATGTAAATATTGTAACATCTGGGTGGGGTAATTCTTATTATATACCTCAAGGTAGTATAACCGTTGGTGATTTTGATTACAATATTGAACAAATTTCAAAAGAAAATAGATCAACTATAAACATACATGAAGGTGCTAGAAATATTTATATTGATGGAGTTAATATTTCTACTGCTAAATCGTATGATTATGGTGACACAGATGTAAATCTTGTAGGTAAAGGCTTAACTATAACAAATGTGAATATTTATTCTAACAGATTTGTTGATTTAAATAATGGAGAATCTATTGATTCTGATTCTTTGGTTATAGGTAATTCAATGAATGAAGGAGATATTCCATTTAATGTCAAAAACATAAATGTAACTAATATTAACACTACAGGAAAACCTGTAAATAGTGTTGTTGAAGTTACAGAATGTCCTTTATATCCGAGTAAAGATACCATATCAATTAGATTAGAAGGTAGTTTTGCAGGAAATTTTGATAGAGACTATATTTTAAATATTAATTCTGTATCTGCAGGAACAACTACAATATTAAATTTTGGAAGTATTAATTTAGATTTAAGAGATTTTATATTTAAAGATCAATATATTGTAATTAGTCAAATAAATTCATCAAACGAATGGGTTGTTTTAAATACACATTTAAAAGTAGTAAACGTAACTATTAATACGATAACTGTAAATTATGATAGTACAGGATTAAACGCTGCAAATTATGTTGCTAATTCTGGAATAATATATAAAAATTATTTTAACTACCTTCTTCAAGGAAATAATCCTCAAGATGGTAATATAATACGATCTTTAAATAGTACGGAAAATTTTGAAGATAGATATTATTTATATTACTCAAGTTTTAGGAATGCTGTTTTTGTATTTTCTATAAATGGTTATGCAGGTAAAGGTAAAGGTTGGTATATGTTGCCAACAAATCAAACACCAGTAGAACCATTACTTGTTAATAATAATTTGATAGGTGTAGATTTTTCTAATATAACAACTGTTTATGATGAAAATGATTCTTTTAGTTTTTCAACGTTTAGTTCTGGTACATACGGTGTTTATTTAGGACATGATGTAGAAAGAGTTATTTTTGGACCTTGTAAAAAATTTACAAATGTTTCTGGTGAAACTTTAACATTTATACCAGAAAAACCTTACTCTACATTTACAGGTATTTCTTTTGATAATATTAAATCATATAGAGCTTCTCTTAGAGGAGTTTATACTAAAGGTGGTGTAAGAAATTCTTTTAGAAATATTAATTTTGAAAGATTTGTTCCTATAAATATATTTTCAGAAAATATACCATCATCTAGGTTTTTAGTAGATGTAGAAACAGTTAATGTAGAATATGTAAAAAATAACATATTTGATAACATTATAACAGACGATACTACATACGCTATAATAGAACCAATTAGAAATCAAGGTGTTTTTAATTCATTTACTAATATTTTTGATCAACGTACTTTAGATTGGAAAAAATTAAACAGAAGATATTTTAGACAATCTTCTAGTGCCGATACAAGTCTTTTAAGATCAGCTTTTGATTTTTCACCTCCTTCAGGAGTTTTAATTAATCCTAAAACAGGTAGAATTAAAGAAAACACAACATTTACATTTGATAGTCTTTTATTTGATGGTAGTTCTTTTAGAACTGGTTATGAATTATATATAAGATTTTCAGGTAAAACTCAAAGCACTCCTATTATTGATACAAAAGCAATTACAGCTTTTAGTGGAACAAGTTTAGTTTCTATACTTGAATCAACGTTACCTCAAGACAATGATTTTGAATTAAACATACACATTCAAGTTTTAGACACTCTTTCTGAACCAGATGGTACACCTGCTGTAGGAAGATGGTTTAGTATATCAAATACAATTAAAAGTGCAAATTTACCGATTGTATATTATGAAAACACTAAAATTATTCAATTAAATACAACAGGAGGTGTTAAAAGATTTCAATTTGATGTAATCTGCGGTAATGGTGAACAAGTTGACTTGTTTGCATATATTGTAGAAGCAAAAAGCAATATTCATTGACAGGTGCTAAATCTTTTGATTAAATGACTATCTTTGATACCTGATGAGCGAAAGAACCGACATACTCGCAGTAGCTTTAGACTCAGCATTCGCAGTAGTCGACAAATCTTCTTATGGTGAATTTGCCATTGAAGATGAGCGAGTTATGTTGAAATTCGCTAACTTTTACGACATAAGTGAAAACAGCAGTTGTGACCCCATTTTAAACGTTGAACTAGAATCCTGTACGCAGGATTTTGTTTTTGATGAGCGTTACATTTTTGATGTACAAACCATAGAAGACAATCAAACCATGTACAGAGCAGGATACTATACCTTAAAAACAGGTGCTTCAACATATCGTGCTGTACCTAGCACTTATCAAGAAATTGTTTCAGATATTGAAAGCACAAATCCCGGCAAGTATTTTGAAATTACCGGCGGTCGACCCGCCGCGACTACTCCGGGGGGTATCTCAATTGCACATACGGCTTCTGATGAAATCGCTTGTCATGTGTTTTTAGTAGCTGCTGGTTTAATTAATGGTGTAAAAGATATTACTGGAACAGCTATGACACCTATAGATCAGGTTTTTATAAATGTGACAATAAACATTCCTAGCGTAGACACTACATTATGGGACATTTTCTTAATCAATAAGATTATTGCTCCCGGAACCTACAAATACTCAATGTACTAATGAAAAAGTACACCAATCAATTGAAAATTAATTCTGGTCGTTCTATTGGTTCTCAAGAACCAATTGATGACAGAGTTGTTTGGGCAACTGTTGCAGAATTACAATCTGCTATTACAGATGGTTCTATTGCAAAGTGGTACTTTGGAATGCCTGTTTATATTGGTGAGTTGAATAAATGGTATGTTTGGTGTGATACTGCTACTGCAGTTAGTAATGCAAACATAGATGCTACCACAGCTATTTTAAGTCCGGGTGCAACTTATCCATCTATTTATAGTATTGAATATGCTGGAAAGACTTTTAACTTTTATTCGTTTGCAATACCAGATCACAATCACGACAGTTTATATTACACACAAGCGCAAATAACTGCATTCTTAGCAGCTAAAGCGGCTTTGTCTCATACACACACGGAGTCTCAAATATCCGATCTTGATAAATATTCTAAAGATGAAATAGATACGTTTTTAGCCAATAAAGCTGATGAAACTCATACTCATAGTATAGCGGACGTTGATACTTTAGGTACAGAATTGAGTAATAGACCTGTTAAAACAGATTTAATATTCAACAATGGAAATAGTACAACTTTGCTATTTGATCGTTATGGTTTTGGTAGAACGTACTTTACCCCTCTAGCGCCTACAAATGCATCAGCTTTGACTATCGACGTAACAGGTATTGTTGCTGGTGCAAAAGCTTATGTGTTTTCAAATAGAGTTGCGTCTCCAAGTATTACCGGTAGTTCTTGTCAAATAAGTATCTACAACGGTTTGTATAAAAGCAATTCTCTCAATTTAATTGAAATTGTTTACTTGGGATTGTTTACAGGTACTCATTATTTTGCAGTTAATTACATTACAGCATTTCAAGCATTATCTGTTCAAGACAATCAACTTTCTTATGACCCTTCTACAAACGTATTAGGTTTAAATAAGACACCTTTAAACCTTACTGTTCCCGGTAGTGCATTGACTTGGGAACTAAACACCGGTGTTAATGCTTACGTTAATTTAAGTCAAAATTCAACTTTAACAATTACATACGTTGAAACAGGTGATACTGGTAGATTGATTGTTGCTCAAGATGCTACTGGTAACAGAACACTTACTGTGCAAGGACCAACTACAAGTGAAAGACATTTTCAACCCGGAGGTACTGGTGGTTCAACACTTGTTTTAGATTTAAGTACAGCTCCTAGTAGTGTTGATTTGTTAGAATTTTATTTTGATGGTGCATTCTTTTATTGGAAAAGCACTAAAGGATTTGCTTAATGGATCGTGACAAAATTCTATACAGTATAAAAGAAGCTTTAGGGATTCTTTCAGATGATAGGTCTTTTGATTTACCTGATAGCCTTATCATGTATGAATATGAAATAGCTAGAGCTACTTTTATTGAACAACTGTATTCTAAAGGAGGTCGATACAATGATGTCGATCTCTTACAATTTGTCAAAGTAACTTTAGAGCAAACCAACAATACACCTTGTCCAAACGTTCCTTCTCGTTGCAAAATCCTTCGGAGCAAAGAACCACTACCGAGTTCATTCATCTATGTTCACGGTCGTTCGTTAATTGACAATGTAGGTAGCTCAAATCCTCTTTCAAGAGGTTTTGAAGTTATAGAGTACAATCGTGTTAGAGACATACGAAACACCGAGAGAATCGTTAAAAACAAGGTTTCAGTTTTCGTATTAAACGACTACGTCTACATCTTTGGTGACAACAACCCTTCTTTAGTTACCATGAATGAAGTGGTTGTTTCAGGTATTTTTGAAAGTCCAGATGCAGTAATGCAATCTGGTAGTTGTTACGAAAATTGTAACAACTATCCAATGAAAAACCAATATCATACTTATGTGATGGAGATGATTTTTAACAAGTTGATTTCTAAGTTATCTATTCCAAAAGATGAAGTAAACGATTCAAACAGTAATGTTCAAATGCAAGCGCAAGCGCCTGCTAAAAAACAAAAAGCTTCCAATGATTAAAAGCAAGTTTCACGGTGGCCCTGGTCATCCTCTGAAACGAGATGACAAATACAACGGTATTCCAGAGTATTATCAGGAATATGTCAAAATGTGTAATGATAGAAATATTGAACCTTTACCTAAATTAGTTTTTAACCGATTCAACAACAAACTACTTTTTAACATTCGACAAGAAATAATTGACGAAGGTTTTGAGTGGGAGATGCCTCTAAGTGTTGGTAATATTACGGTTTGTAAGTACAAACGTAAACTAACTCGCAGAAAAGATGGCACCTATGCACTACCAGTAAATCCCAGAAAGACGGCTGCAGTTAGACGACTTGATCCAAACGCAAAACCAATCTATTACACCAATCAGCATACCGGCGGGTATCAAACAAAAATAGTTTGGTCACGTTTGAAGAAATCAACCAAGCATTTGTTCTATTATTCTTTCAATAGTTGTAAGCCCTTTAGATACTTACTTTTCAAAACTATAACCGATCAGACTAAGAGAGTGATAGATAAATACTTTATCTTTGAGCCTCTACATACATCTGGAGAAATCCAATGAGTGATACAACACTAAAAGCTAGACCCATGAGTGGATACAAAAGCTGGTCACATTCTGTAAACAACGATACAGAAGACAAGTCAATTCGTGTAAGACAAGTTGAAAACGGTTTTGTAATTGACGTTGATATTTGGAAAAAATCCAATAAAGATGAATCAATTTGCAAAACTTACATTTCTTCAACAAATCCATTAGAAGGTATTAAAAACGTCAACGAAGCAGATAAACTCGGTTTTGGTAAGCAAGAAATCGACCAAATGGAATTTTTCTTAATAAATTCGTAAAGATGTCTTTTTCTGGTAGATATACGACTATTGGGGTAGTCCTTGATAAAATTAAAGTTCGTTCTGGTGCCAGCATTAATGAATCTGATGCAGCAGAATGGATTGCTGATTTGATGTCTACTTTAGCACCTTATTCTATTTTGCACGTTGTTGTTACAGATGGTAATCCAAACGACAATAATCCACAACCAATAGAAGTTAAAGAATATCGTGCAGAGTTACCTTGCGATATTGTTGAGTTGATGCATATTATTGATTTGAAAACTTTCACACAATTAAGAAGTAGTTCATCACCAGCAAAAATTATTAACTTTTCTAAAAATCCAAACTTCAATTATAAATCAATCAATCCTTCTTCAACCGGTTCACCAGACGCTTATCAGTTGAAAAACGGTTATATTTATACTGATTTTGAAGAAGGTCATTTAGTTTTAGTTTACAGAGCTTGGCCTAGAGATCAAGACGGTAACTTTTTAATACCAGCAGATAGACCAGTTATTGATGCATTTGCTTGGCACATACAAGAACAAATTGATTACTTTCTTTGGCGAAGTGGTGAAATAGCCGATAAGGTTTTTCAAGTAACTCAACAAAACAGTTTGTGGGCTAAAGGTAAAGCTGTGAGTTTCATAAATGCTGAGAGTGATGGTGAAATGTATTCAACTACGAATATATGGAGTACACCTCTTAGCAGAGACAACTTCTTTAGAACCGCTTATGCATCAATGGGTAGACAAATTGCAGAGCGCATTCATTAATGGAAATCGGTCGTAAAATATACGGTAAACTCAATCGTGATTTATCTAAAGAATTGCACGATGAAAATACCTATTACGACGCTCGTAATATGCGCTCCCTATCTGATAATCGTCAGAGTACGGGTGCAATAGCTACTGTTAGAGGTACTGCTTTAAAATTCACAATACCCGACGTATCTATAGCAATTCAAGTTGATCAAGAAGGTAAACCTGTTGTTGTTTTAAATTATGGTTCTGGTGTTTTGCGATTGTATGGTGAACACTACAATCGAGTATCAACAGCACCACCTCAACAATTTCAGAACATTCGTTCTATTGGTAGCGCTGTTGGTAAAAACAGCATTTTTCTTTTAGCAACTGCGGAAACCGGCGAACCCTCGGAGTCATCCATGGGTTCTATTTGGGAGTACAACACGGCAGAAGATACACTTCGATTATTGTACTTTGATGCTCTAAACATCTCACAGAAGTATCCTGTTGAGATGTATTACAATTACGAAAATCAAAACGTTGAAAAACTTTATTGGTGGGGTGATCTAAATTTTGTTCGTCACATCAATGTTAGAGAATCTAACTTATCTGAGAAACCTCTTGATTTCTTAGATGTAGCTCCTTTGATTAATCCTAGTTCTCCAGAGTTAATTCAAACAAATGCTGGTCAAGGTAATTTCAAACCCGGTATAGTTTCATGGGCTTTTAGTTACGTCAACATTAACGGTGTAGAAACACAAATTTCACCTGAGTCAAATCCCGCCACAGTTCAGGATGCCTCCGGGGGTAAACCACAAGATGAAACAGTTGCTGTATCATTTAGTTTGCAAATAGACAATCTTCGTAGTGATTTCGATATGATTCGAATATATCGTATTCATTATACAGATAAGATTGCAGAACCAGTTATTACTCTTATAAAGCAAGATCAACTTTCATCTACATTTTATTCTTTTGTAGATGATGGAACAGAATTTGTTTCATCTTTCGGATTAACTCAATATTTACTATTAGGTACAGAACCGTTTAAAAGTAGTACGGGTGCAGTAAAAAATAACCGATTAATTCTCATAGATAACACTTATGAAGATTTTTTAGTCGAATTAGATACTCGTGCATACGGATTTAATTCTTCTGGTAATATAGCTGAAGTATTTGACAACAACGGTGTTAACTCTTTAATTACACCTTCAAACTGGAATCAATTACCAATTGACCATGATTGCATTAATAAGTCAATTAAAGCAGAAACTGATTTTAATACTGATGGTAATGGTTTTGGTGTTGATCCTTTTTATTACAATTTTTATAATTATAATACTTCCGGTATTAGAGGTGCTGAGGGTCCATATATTAAAATTACTGAAGTTAATGAATTTTCAATTGAAAAAATACCTCAAAGAGTTCCAAGTGAATTAGGTCTTTTTACAAAACCATCTTCCGAAGGTTATAAAAAAGCGACTAATTTTTCATATCAAGGTTTTAAACGAGACGAAACTTATCGTATAGGTATTGTGTTTTTTAACAAATACGGTCAGCGTAGTTTTGTTTCTTGGATTTGTGATTATCGTATTGGTGATCATAAAATCAATCCTTTAACAAATGATCTTGGTGAAATATTAGAAGTACATCTTCACATAGAATTAAAAAGTTCTGCCAAAAGTATTTTGGAAGCACAAGGTGTGTACGGTTATCAGTATGTGTTTGTTGAACGAAATAGTTCTAACAAAACAATCTTGGCTTCTGGTATAGTAGGACCAACAATTTTTAGCATTATTGAAGGTTATGGTGATTTAAATAATAACATACCCCCTTATATGGGTATGCTTGGTTCTGTAGATGGAAATCTTTTGAAACAAGGTTCTTATTTACCAAACGGAGACACGAGAGCGATTGGTACAGGTTTTCTCGGTAATGAATTAGCTGTATTTGTGCCAACTATATTAGAATTTCGTTCTATTGAACTAAATGAATTTTCACCCACAGATGGTTACTTTAAAATAACAAATGCTCAAGCTGTAACCAATCACATTTATCGTAGAGCGTATAACACAAGTTCAGGTAATTATTCAACCACAGAAACATGGACTACTGGTAGACCTTATGCTTTTGCAGATATTAATGACGATTTACACGTCCAATTAGATTCAATATTTGCTATTAAAAACACATTACCTGAAAGCATAAGTTATCCTCTAATTAAACCGGTTACTATTAAATCAAGCTCAAATATTCTTAATTTTCAATCTCTTGATTCTGTAGTTGGTGTGCTTGTAGATAAAGACACAGGTGCTTCACAAAGTATCTCTTCTCGAATAGTTAGACCAATACATTCTGGAAAAGATTCTGATGTTTATACTCACGATGTTTTAATATTTGCTTCAAAATCATTAGGTGATCAAATTCAAAGTTATATTGTTAATTACTCTAAATTAGGAGTAGATGATTATTTATTGCAAGCTGATTACAAAAGATATTTACCTAATCAATATGGAGGTAACACTTTTGCAGATCGTTCAAGAAACAAATACATTCCTTGCAGTAGATTTTTCAAAATAAATGAAACAATTTCATCAATACCTTCTATTGAAAACGTATGTCATGGAGATAGTTTCACATCTATTCATAACTACTGTCGGTCTGAATTAGCTTTTACAGATATTACTGGTAAATCTGGTCACAGAGATATTTATCAGTACATTTCAGAAAGTATTATTGCAGAACCGTTAAGAATGTACTCTGCAATAATTACTCGTAAACCGGGTCAAAAACTAGAAGATTATTACAAGTACAATACAGCTTACGATAGAAAACACAATGTTCGTGAGTTTTTTGGTAAACCTCTTGTTTTAAACACAAACCCTAATCGTTTTAACGAGGTAAAGTATTCTGATGCCAAAAGTCCCGGAGAAACCTTAGACTCTTGGTTAACCTTCGCCCAACTAAACGTCGGCTATCTTGAGGGTTCATTTGGTAAGCCTACTCGTGCTTTGGTTGGTTCTGGTGATGAACTGTTCATTTGGCAAGAAAACGCTTACGGGGTGTATGCTATTGAGCCTTCAGTAACCAATGTTGATAGTGTAGGTAATACGGTTTACATTGGTACTGGTCAATTTTTACATAGCTTCACTTATCTTTCAAAGAAAAGCGGCCTTCAACAAAAATGGGCCATTTCTTCAAGTCCGTATGGTTTTATTTGGTACGATCAACAACGCAAAGCAATTTTCGGATTAGGTCAAGATCGAAATAGATTAGATGTTGATGGTATTACAACTTATGTAAGAAACCTACCAGTTTTCGGTAATAATCCGCTTTCTGAAAATAGTGTACTCGCAGGCCATTCGGCAATTCACAACGAAACCTTTTTGTTCTTTGTTCACAACAATACTAAGGAAGCATGGGTTTTCGATCATTTGAAAAAAGGCTGGTCATATAGAGCAGATGCGGACCCTAGTTTGGTAATTGATTACTACGGTAAAATGTATCTTCAAAAAATGCAGACTGGTCAAGTATATGCGTTTGGTGAAGGTAATCCCGGTAGTATGTTGGGTGTATCTTATCCATCGTCGGTAACAGTTATTGTTTCAGACAAACCCGGTATGGTAAAAATATTGGATAATTTGTTTTGGAACAGCGAAGTATATCTTGGTCAAAATCATATTCACGACGCAACTTTTGAAAAAATTCGCATTTGGAATGATCATCAAGATACAGGTTTAATTGATCTAAACTATCCTGACTTGGTACGTTTACTGCGCGAATGGAGATATGTAGTACCTGATGCTGAAAGACTTGAACGCTTTCAAAGTCAATATTTTTACATTGAGTTATATACTTCAAATTCAAACAATTATGATTTAATATTACAAAGTTTGAAATATCGGTACAGAGTTCATCCTGTACCATTTATGTAAATTACCAATTCTGTAATAAACAGCCTTATTGTTTTGTAATTTAAAGTGCTATCTTTGAATTACACAGAACTATTATTACAATGGCTGTAATGACTAAGAAAGACTTTGAGGACTTACGCTTCGATGAAGATGGTAGCATTATGTACCCCAAGACAACGATTAATTATCTTCTTACTGGCGGCTTGATTGATGAAGACAACGCTGTAGATAAAAACAACAGCCAACGTGCTTCTGAAGAAAGAGCTAGAATGAAAGCCGAGCGTCTCGAAGCTTGGTCTACTGGTATTGGTTTGGTTGCTAATGTTGCCGGAGCTGCTTTTGGAGTACCCGGTTTAGGTACAGCAGCTTCTGGCTTATTTAAAACTTTTACAGGTAAAGCAGGTGAAGGTTTAACTCAACTTGGTCAAGTAGGTGGTGATGCTTTGACTGGTATTGGAAATTTGTTTAAAAAAGACAATGATTCTAAAGTTGATTCTTACGATGGAAAAGTATTCAGTCCTGAGGATGCAGCTACCTTAGGTATGCCCAATCCAGATATAAGTCTTGATTTAGGTTTACAAAACCCAGCACGAAAACCTCAAGCATCAATTGATCCTTATGGTGGAAAGGTATTTAGTCCTGAGGATGCCGCTAAGTTAGGTATACCTAATCCAAATTTAAATGTCGATTTAGGTTTACAAAGTCCTACGCCAAAATCTAAAGTAGAAATTGATCCTTACGAATTTAATTTTAAAGATGATCCTACATTAGGCATACCCGATCCAGATTTAAATCTTGGTAACTTGGTTTTAAAGTACGGTGGTTCTATGAGCAGTTCAAATAGTTCTACTGGATTAACTGAGTTCAAAGGTCTTTCTCACCAATCACCAGAAGGCGGTATTGATATGACCTCTCCAGGTGGACAGCCTACGCTTGTGGAAGATGGTGAAACTCTTTATAACGACTTCGTATTTACAAACTCAAGGGTAATTCCCAAAGATGTTGCATACAAAGCAAAACTTCCTAAAAGTATTGAAGGTAAAACATTTGCTAAAGCAAGTAAGATACTAGAAGAAGACTACAAATTAAATCCAAATAGTATTCAATCGAAACAATCATTTCAAAGAATGATGGAGCGATTGATTAATCTTCACATGGAAGTTGTTCCAGAATCTCGTCCTGAGAATATGGGTCCGGCTGCTGTAAACAATAGTGTTCAAGGTGCAGCTACTTACAAGTATGGTGGTTATTACAAGTCTTTGAAAAAAGGCGGACCGACTAACCCAACACCTAAGGCTAAAGCAAATAGACAGGTTGAATTAACACCTGAACAAAAAAAGCGTCAACGAGAATTAGATGAAAAAGCTATTGAAAATCAAAACATAAATCCTTATGGAAATAATCAAAGAACGTATTTTGATGAATTAAATCCACAACAAAAATCTCAACAATTTGATTATCCATCTTCAGTTAACGATCAAGCTAGTTATAACGATCAATCTGGTTATGATAATGCATTTGATGATTTGTATTCTTTTTCTGACGGTCAGCAAGTAGACCCTGTAAATCCAGAAACTCCTTCACAAAACGATCAAACTCTACCTAGTGATGATCCGTATTTTACTCCAGAAGGTTTAGCTTCTACTGAAGAAGAATATAACAATATAATGGGTGGTACTGATAATGAATATGGTGAAATAACAGAAGCTCAGAAAAAATTAATAAAGGTTTTGGTAAATGATCATGGTTATTCACCAAGAATGGCATTGCTTACGGCATCCGTTTCTTCAAAAGAAAGTAACGGTAATTTTACTGTAAAAGAGGAAGGTTACGGAAATACTTCTAACGAACGAATAAGAGAAGTTTTTACAGATAGAGTTGCCGATCTTTCAGAAGAAGAATTGACATTATTGAAAAAAAATGATGAAGCTTTTTTCGATCATGTTTACATGAATGAGGGTTCTAAACTTGGTAATACTGATAAAGGAGACGGTTATAAATATAGAGGTCGAACTCTTATACAACTTACTGGTAAAGGAAACTACAGAGATTTATCACGGGAATTATTTGGTGATGATAGATTAGTTGAAAATCCTGATTTATTAACAACTGATTTAAATGTATCTACCAAAGTTATTGCTCGGTTTTTAAACAAAGGTAAAACAGCAGAAGCTATTAGTGGTATTAGTAGAACAAACGAAGAATTATCTAAAGAAGATTTTGAGAAATATTTAGATGCGGTTTATGCTAAAGTTGCAGGTTTATCTACAACCAAAAATTTAAATAAACGTAAATTATATCCTGCAGGTATTAAAAAAATGCGTCAATGGGCATCTACTTTTTATGACGATAATGATTTTTGGAATACTGAATTTGATATGTCATATAAGCCATCTACTTATACAGAAAGTTATAATCCAACGAAACCTTCTAAAGGTATAGACCCTGAAGATGTTGCTAGAGCCGAAGAGGTTATTGCAAATCCTGAAAAAGCAGGTAAATCACCGAAGCAAGAAAAGGCTGAAGCTGAAGCCGAAGCTCAAGCTCAAGCTCAAGCTGAAGCTAAACCTGAACTCGACATTAATACACCTGATCAAGAGGTTTGGGAAGAAAACGATTTAAATCAGATATTAAGTTACGAAGAATTTTATAACGATTATACTCCTCCAAAAAATTCTAGATTAGATGACATTTTAAGATTATCACCTGTTATTACTTCAGCAGCACAATTAGCTTCTGCGTTTGCTAAACCTGCTAGAAAAAATCCTTCAATGCTGGACATTAGAAATCCAGATCGAGCAGAGAAGTTCAACGAAGAGCCTGTTATAGCTAGAACTAATGAAGCGTTTGCAAATGCGGAGCAAGCTATTATGCAAAGCACAAGTAATCCGGGTCAATTGCTTGCAGCCTTGTCTGCGTTAAGTGGTCAAGCGGCTGGCCAAAAATCAGCGATTGCCATGGAAAAACAAAAGTTCGAAACAGCTCAAAAAGACCAAAAAGCACAAGGCGATTTGAACGTAGCATCTGCTAATCAAAACTCAAGATTAGCTATAATGAATGCTAACGATGCTGATGCTGCAGCATACTCGGATAACCTCAACAACGCATTAACCGCATTCTCTCAAAATCTTCAAGGTGTCGGTCAAGAAATGCGTAATCGCGAAATTATGCGACTCATCAATCCGTTTGACGAAAACGGTAAAATCATTCCGGGTAAAGAAGGTTTATTGTCATATATGCCGACAATAATGCAACTTCAAGGTTTTTATGGCATGAACACAAAACAAGACAAAGACAAACAAGATGCCGGTTAATCGTTTTAGTCGCCAACGCAATTATGCAACGTTTACTCCTGAGTCTCTGGAGCAAATGTCTATTGTACCCGGAGTATACAATAAGCAATATCAAGATAGAGAGACTGCTAAAAATCTGATGGCTAATTTGGGTTTTAACGCATCACCATTTCATACAGATTACGCTAAAGAACTCAGTCAAAAATGGACTGATCGAATTGCTGAAGACACAAAGCAATTTAACAAATACGGTTTTAGTGATCCAAACGTAAGAGCGCGTATGGATCAATTGGTTTCTGAATATGGTGACTTGCTTAAAACTGAAGTAGCTGGTGTTAATCAATGGAATGCTTTGTATCAAAAGAACATTGCAGAATATGACGAACGTGCTAAAAATGCCGAAAGTGGTGAAGAACAAACTTGGATTTTAGCACAGAAAAACATTTATGCTCAACGAGCATCTACAAGTGCTTTAAAAAACGAAGATGGCACTTTTGCAGTACCGCCCTCGGATAATTTCGTGGGCTGGAGGGATACCCTGCAAGAACTTATGGATTTGATGGAAGAATCTGATATTCTAAAAAACTACAGAATGTCAGATGGTAAAATAATTGATGGTATTACTTATAATACTCAAGGTCCGATTATAGGTGAAAAAACAGAAAATCGTGCAATAAATGCTGGTGTAAGTATAGCTAACGCTTATATTGGTAAACCAGATGTACAACGCTTTTTAATTAAGTTGCACGAAGTTTATGGTGCTGAGAGTGGTATTAAAGTAGACAAAGTTAATGGTAAAGTTGTTGCTAATTTTATCACTGAAGATAAAAACGGTATTCCTACATTTAATACCGACACCGTAATTGGTAGAGATATAGCTGCCGCGATTGAAGCAAAATTTGGTGTTAGTGTTATACCAATTATTCAAACTGCAAAAGGTGGCAGGTCTTCTTATGCTACCATAGGTGGTTCTATAGATTTGGGAGATGTACCTAAAATAAATGTTACAAGTTCTCAATCAAATGAAACCATTACAGATAATGCGTATTCTCGAATTGTTGGTCAAATTAATAAATCTACACAAGATTTAAACAATGCCAACACAATGTTGGAAAGTAATATTTCTTCATTTATTGAAAGTATTAATAATAGTTTTAATGCAGGTATTGTGGTTGATTCTGCTAATAAAGATAATGTAGAAACAAATA